GGTCGTTGCGGACCAGCATATCCACGTCCATGGAAGCGCGGCGCAGCAGCTGATTGGTGATCGGCACGAGCGCCATCAGCTTCTTTGCAGTCATGTTGAGGTTGCCGACCTGCATATCGGTGGTTGGCGCCGGCACGCGCTCGCCGACGTAGCCCGCGCTGGACGTGCCGGTCTGCTTGCGCATGGTGAGGTTGCCCTCGGGCATGGGCACCGACTGCGCGCCCATGCGACGGATCACGACGCGGGGGCGCAGGAATTCCACGAAATCCTTGCTGTAGGTCGTATCGACCAGATAGCCGCCGTTCGCGCCTGTGGACTGCTGCATGTTCGCGACGATCTGGCCGGTTTCATCGCCCCACAGTTCCTGCGCGTGGGCGGCAAGGGCGCGTTGATCGCCACCGCCGACCGCCGCGATGGCAAGCGCAATGCGGCCGACGATCACGCCCTTTTCGAGCTTCGCACCCGGCTGAGCCGGAACGCGCGGCTGCTGGCTCTGCGGCAGGTCGATCGGCTTGGCGGCCGATGCCTTGAGCGCCAACATGCCTTCTTCGCGTTTGATCGAGGCCTGAAGCTTCTCCGCCTCGGCCGAATATTTGTCGAATTGCACCTGCTCTTCGGCAGTCAGTTCGCGATTGTCGTCGTCGGCAGCCACCTGGAGAATACCGTCCATCGATCCGACGACGGCCGCCAGGCTCTGCTTAAGCGCAGTGATGCGCATAGCTTCATTCCTTTCGTGTTAGAGGCTAGCTTTGAGTGCTGCCAGTTTGTTCGTCGCGGCCGTCCGCCGTGACGGGGCCGGAGAGGCAGGCCGCGCGAGCCGGCGAATCGCACCCTCAAGCCCGGTGGGCTCGATGCGGTCGATCATGCCGGCCTCTTTGGCCTGCTTTCCGGTTTTCGTGCCGCCCGCGCCGAATTCGTTGCGGACCGTCGCTTCGGTCACGCCACGGCCACGGGCCACATTCGAAATGAAGACGCTTTCGATGCCGTCGAGCATCTGGCGGATTTGCGCCTGACCTTCCTCCGTCGAGAGGTCCGGCCGCTTGTTCGGCGCGTTCGAGCTGACGATATCGACCGCGCGCCGGCCATTCTGATCAGGCCCCTCCTGATAGGAGGCGGTCATCAAAACGCCGATCGAGCCAACGACACCCGTGGGATCGGTGCTGATCCCGCCGGCGGCTTGGCTGGCAAGCCAGTAGCCCAAAGAGCAGCACATGCCGGTAACATGGACCGCGATCGGCTTCTCCGAAGAAGCGATAAGCTGACCCATGTCATTGGCTCCGGAAACGGCGCCCCCCGGCGTGTCCATGACCATCAGGATGTTGCGGATCTCCGGGTTCGCCTGCAGCGCGCGCAGATCCGCCGCGACCTGATCGAGCGCGGTTGCACCCGATAGCGTCATGAGGTTCGATCGTGGAAAGATGGGGCCGAGCACGGGTAGGATACCGATGCCGTCCCGCATGCTGGCGGTGCGAGTGCTAGGAGCGCGCTCGCCCATCCGCGCTGTCGCCTCGGCCTGCCGTTCAATATGGCCGTCGCGCTCGACCGCGAGCAGCGCCGGGTGCTCCATCATGCGGAGCGCCACCGCCTCGATTGCTTCGAGATATTCGGGCAGGATTGCCCACGGCTGCGAACGAATCGCGCCGAGAATATGCTCGTTCATTCTTCTTCCTCTTGCGGAGAAGGCGCCGGAGCGCGGTTTGCGGGTGGCCTGGGCGACGTATCGCCCTCGACGGTTGAGCCGGAACCGATGCGGAATTCGTCGCCGCCTGGGCGCGCGTTCATGTTTTCCTTGGCGCGCGCTTCGTTGGGGTTGAACATGCCCTTGTCGATCGCGATGCCGTAAGCCGTGTATCGGCTGATCAGATCGCCCATCAGATAGGCGTCCGCATCGAAAGCAAAGAAGTAGCCCTTCTCCGCGAACTGATGCGTCGCCGCCGATGCCACGCGCTCAAAGTGCGGCGTCATGTGGTAAAGGATCAGCTCAAGGCTCTGCTGTTCAATATTGCTGAACGTCGCCTTGCTCAGTTCGAACACGATGTGCGGCGGAACGCCGAGAATTCGGGCAATCTCGATAACCGTGAAGGTCCGGACCTCGACATATTGCGAGGCCTTATTGTCGTGCGACAGGAACTTCGCGTCCATTTCCTGATCCAGCACCGCGACGCCGCCGGCGTTGCGCGCGCCGCCGAAGCGGGTCCGCCAGTCGGACTTGATCTTGTCCTTATCCGTCTGGCTGACCTTACCCTTCGTGGTCAGGATCGTGGATGGCTGGGCGTTGTTGCCCCAAAAACGGGCGGCGAAACGCATCGTCTCGGCCGCGCCGCAAATCGTGTCCTCGACCAGCTTGAGCCGGTCGATTCCGATGAAGCCGTCGCGGCTGAAACCGGGCACATACCAAAGGTCGTTGCTGGTCAGCCGATCATAGGAGCCATCCGGCAACTGAGCATCGTAGAACAGCGTCATGCCGTCCTTACGGTCCCAGTGATATTGCGGCTGGATGGCGTAGGGCAGCCTCGACAGCGCGATCGGGCGGTAAAGCTCATCCCGATGAATGAAGGAGGCGAACTTGCGGCGCAGCAGCAGATCGCCCAGCAGCAGCTCCTTGAACAGGAACGGGCTCTGCCAGTCGTTCGGCCTCTCGCAGAACATGTCGTAGAGCGGCTGGTCGGTCGCGGGCTCCTTCCCGCCGTCGTCGAGCTTGCGATAGTAGATTAGTGGCGCGGACGCGAAGATGCCGCACATGACTTCGAGCCCGCGCAGGAATGCCGGGAGCGACATCGCTTCGGCTTCGCCGATGCTGACTCCGCGAACACCACCACCAAGGATGTTGACGAAAGTCGATCCTTCAATGTCGTTCAGACCATCGGTGCCGGCGACTATCGCCCCGTCCGACGCGCGTCCCCGTAGCGCCGCCCACGCGGCGCCGACCCTGCTGGCAACGCCCATGGTTCAAATCCCCGTATATTCATAATTCGGCGCTGCGGCCGGGTTGCGGCTCATCAGGATCACCGCGTTAAAAATCGCGACAAGCGGATCGATTTTCGCTTTGCCGGCGGCCTGTTTGGTGACCAGCACCGCGTTGCCACGCTGCTCGACCTTGGCGTTGCCGACGCACCACGCCAGCATCGCCTGACCGGCGTGCTTCGCGGTTCCGTCCATCAATTTTCGTTCGAGGCCGATGATCGCCGAATTCAGGCGGTAGCCCTGCGGGATCGCGATGACCTGACCACCCGGCCCCGCATCGAAGCCCCGATAGGAAAGCTCATCGACAAAGGCACTCACGCCAAAGGCGTCGAGCCCGATCGCGGCTTCGGACGGCAGCAGCCCTGCGTTGCCGGCGCGCTCGATATAATCGGCGGCGCCGCGAATATCGTCGGTCGGGTCCTGACAGATTGTCAGCGAACCTTCTCTTTCGAAATCGCGAAGCACAGAGGCCTCGCTCTTGCGCCGCTCCAGCACGATCGGGTGCGCCCATGCGTGCGCCCAAATCAGCCATTCCCGCGTATCGCGATCACGCCCGATCGCGCCCAGGCCGAACAAGTCGTCAGATCCACCGCCGTCGCCGCCGAACACGATCGTATCGCAGCGCACCAGCAGGTCATCGAAGCTGACGAAGGTCGGATCGTGCGCCTCGGGCCAGAAATCAGCGCCAGGCCAGCGGTCGCGCCGCAGCTTGAGGCCGATTTCCACGTTGAGGTGCTTCGCGAGAAACACCTGAATGCCTTCGCCACCGCCACGCTGGGCCTCGACCAGCTTATCTGCGAGCCACTGCGCATCGACCGATCGGCCAATGTTCGGGTTCGTGACGTAAAAGAAGGCCGGGTCCAGGTAACTTTCGGCATCCAGCATCGCCCCCGGCCACTCGTAGAGCATGCCGAACTTGCTGTTATCGACGATCACGCCGTCGCGGATGTCGCGAAATAGCTCCAGCTTATCCTTGTACACCCCGGCGGGTGGTTCATCGCTGTGCGTCGTCAGGAAGACGACGAAGCCTTCCGGCCGGGATACCATCCCGCCTGTCGCTTCCATCAGCATCGCGGCGGCGTTGACGCGTTTGCCGAACAGCCACAGCTCTTCAACAAGGATGAAGGCGGCCTTCTTGCCCGACACGATGTCTGTGTCGGCCGCGACCACCTTGGCTTCGGCCTGCGTGACCCGGTGCTTGATGAGCCGCTGATTTTCAACGACGTGCAGCAGCTGATCAAGCTCGGAGTCGAGCCGGACCATGGCAGCCGCCGGGACAAAAACGTTGTTGGCGACTTCCTTGGTCGGCGCCAGCACCAGCAGTTCGGCGGCGTGCCGCCAATTGCGGACTAGCGCCGTGATCAGGATCCCGGCCGCTATGGTCGATTTCGAATTCTTCTTGCTGATGAGCAGCAGGAATTCGCGGATCAGGCGGCGGCCCGATTCCGCGTCATAGGCGCCGAAGATCGCGGCGACGAAATCGAACACAAAGGGTTCGCAGCACTCGCCGAAGGTCGGCTGCCCAGGCACGTCCACGATGCGGAGCGACTTGAACACCGCCAGCGCCGCAGCGGCTTCGTCCGGGAAGAGCGGATCAAACGGGACCAGCGAACGACGCTGAACGATCCGCTCTTCCCAGTCCGGGCAGGCCGTGGTCCATATAGGTGCGCCCGGAATTCCCGGCAGCACCGGAGGCGCCGCCGGCATCAGTTAACCAGCCTGGGCGACGGCGGCGGTGCGAACATGCCGGTGACAGCATGCGCCGCCTCGCTACGCTCTTCCTTCTTGCCCTTGCGCGGCTGGCGTTCGCGTTCCTCGGTCTGACGGCTCGCCGCCTGCCCTCGGTTCGCGGCCTTGTTGGACAGATCGACCAGGCCTGCCTTGTCGATCTGCGCGAACATTTCCTTGATCGCGGCGACCTTACCGGTGGCTGCAGCCGCCGCGAGCAGCTGCAGCTGCTTGGCTTTCAGGCGCAGGCGCGCCTGCTTCCATTGCGCCAGCTCGGAAAAATAATGCTTCCGAAACGTCGGCATGGTGACGCCGATCGCAAGCGCGGCATCTTCCGGCGTCGATCCCATAGCGAACAAGAGGTTGATCTTGTTCGAATTTTCCAAGGTCCACTCGTGCGGGGGCCTGCCAGCCTTGCCGCGATGCAGCGGAATGGGGTCGCCGAACAGATCGACGCCGCGCGAAAAATCGTCTGCCACAGAAAAAATCCCTGCGTGGGGCCAATGCGGGTCCCCGGCGGGCGGGGGTCGCAGAGATCGACCCACCCCCCTTCGTCAGAGCCGCTGCGACCGCTCCTCACGTTGCTTCAGGCTGTCATGGCAAGGTGACTTGCACAGCGTCTGAAGGTTGTTCAGGTCGAAGAAGAGCGCGCGATCACCGCGATGCGGGCGGCGATGATCAGCCACCATTCCCCGGCCGCTGACCTTGCCGCACATTTGGCATGTGAACCTGTCGCGCTTGAAGCAGGCGAGCCGAAGGCGCGCCCACTCCGCGAGCTTATACCAACCGCGCCACTCGATCGCGGCGCGCGCCTTGTCGCGCTCGCGCTCGCCCTGCGGCAGGTATGCGATCGACGGGCGCAGCGCCGTAAGCGGCGATCCCAATGCGCGCAGCCGACCCATCATGTTTCCGGAAAAGGCGACGCTCGCGGGCTAGGATGGCGATCCGGTTCAGCGAGCG